GCGACACCCCAGTTCAACGGCGCGATTCGCGCTAAAGCTGATCCACACACACGGTCTAGACGCTCTTTTGTCGGGGGAATTAGGAGGCAATGAACGTAAACCGTTGGGGCGCAAGCCAAGCAAGGGAAGCAAGGCAAAGACTCAATAGTTTTCGGACAATCATGACGGGTTTAGCCCAGCCAAAAGCGGGCCTCCCCTCCGCGCCCGCCCGCACGCATAGACGCGCTCGCCCCCACGCGACAACGCACCCGCCAGCGTGCGTCAACGTGTGCGCCGGCGTGCGTCTACGCGCCAGGGCGCATACGGGGGCGCGGGGTAAGGGTGGAGGGTGCTGATGTCTATACGTATTGGCCCGTGATTCACCCCATTCAATTTCCAAAAAGTAGTTCCCACTACAAACCACCCCATAACTACCAAGGTTGCATAGCGCCTACCCCCCAACATAACCCCTAGCTTTAGCCTTAGCTTAAGGTGTCCACACTAAGTCGGGAAGAGTCCACACTTTACAAAAGGTCCACAAGAGTCCACAAAGGTCCACATGTCATTTACGCCTCTTTGGTCCAGTATCGTGATGTCCTCAATTTGGATGGCGTCCAAGGAAACCAAGATCCTGTGGATAACCATGCTTGCCATGAAGGATAGGAATGGGTTTGTGGCTGGAGTTCCATCAGCTTTGGCAAGAACCGCTGGATTGACGCCGGAGGAGTGCAACAAGGCTTTGGCGGAGTTGGCGGGTCCAGATCCAGAGTCATCGTCGCCTGAATACGAGGGTCGCAGAATCAAGGCGATACCGGGCGGGTGGATGGTTTTGAACCACGCCAAGTACCAGAAGCAGATGTCCGAGGTGTTCAAGCGTTCCAGGAAGTCTGTATGGGAGTCTGTGAAGCGAGAGAATCAGAGGGTGATGGATAGGGCTGACGAGAAGAAAGATGCCATCAATGCCCAAAAGCGGCCCAAGAAGAGTGTGTCTGGACCGTCTGTTCGGGAGATCAATACAATCAGGCGGGATGACGAGTGTCCGCTGTAGTCTGTGTAAACCCCATTTGACATCTCTCAAGTTCCTGCTACAAACGTGGTGTGAAAGGATTCAAATGACCAACAAAGAAATCAAAAAAGCCGCTAAAGTGATTTATGAGTAATGTAAGAGGAAGGCCGTTCAAAACAAAGCACGGACACGCCAGATGGAACAATAAATCAAGAACATACGCAGCATGGATTCAAATGAGGCGCAGATGCTTGAATCACCCGCATTATCTATCTAAAAACATAACAGTTTGTGAAAGCTGGTCATCGTTTGAATCGTTTTTGAAAGACATGGGTGAAAGGCCGGATGGTTACGGAATTGACAGGATTGATAATTCCAAGGGGTATTCAAAAGACAATTGCAGGTGGGCCACAACCATTCAACAAATGAACAACCAAACAAAAAACGTGCGGATAACAGCGTTCGGAGAAACGAAAACCATCGCGGAGTGGTCTAGGCATGAAATGTGCAAAACTGGTTACGCAGGATTGCGAAAGCGCATATTAAGAGGGGTGAATCCGGAGCGGGCTATCACGACGCCAAACAGAAAACCCTGTGGCGTGGAGGTGGAGTCGTGAATGTTGACATATCCACATTTGCCGCTGGTTTTTTCGTGGGCGTGTTGCTTGGACTCACTGTGACAATGGTAGCTTTAGGCGACCGTCAAGTCGAAATCTCCGAGCGCGAACTCGTCAAACACGGCTTTGCCTACTACACCAACGGACCAAGTGGATACCCGGTGTTCAAGATGAAGGACCCACAATGACCCACGAACTCAACATACTAGCCCGTCGAATCTTCAACCGGCTGGATAAGGACATCAGCGCCCGCCGTGGAATTGGTGGCGAGTGGGATCAAATCTCGCCCAACACCAAGAACGTGGACATCCGCAACAAGTGGGAACAAATCATCACTGAAGAAGTGACCCGCATGCTTCGCGACGCGGACAAGGAGAGCAGCATCCAGGCCTTGTTCGACGAGATTGGAATCAAGATGAAACCCTAATTCCCATTTGACACCCCTCATTTGTTCGAGACAGTAACAACATGAAATTACGAGACCGCGAAACGGGTAGAGTATGGGAAATCGGCTACATTCAAACGGTAGACGAATTTGGAACGACGCGGCGATTCTATGGCGGATACGACCTTCTTGTAGATTTGGAAGGAAGCGTCACAAGCTTCAGGAAGCAAATTGATACTTCCGAGAAAGCCACTCCAGCCACATGCCCACATACCGAAACCCAAATCGCAGAACTTTCAAAAACCGTCTCTGCATTATCAAAAACGATGAGCACGCTTTTTGAATCTTTTGCCCGTAACAGCATCCGGATTGAAACACTCGAATCCGAAAACCAACGCTTGAAAGACCGCCTCAACGCCATCGAAGGACTTGGAATTCCTAGGTAACATGAGCACAAAAATCAAATGGTTCAACGTGTCCGACGTTGTTCCTGAAGACGACAATTGGGTTATTGGTGACGACGGAGAATCCAGCAGATTATCTCACGGACAGTGGTATTACAGCATGGAAGAAGGGAAGCCTCGCGAATGGAATCACTCTAGATCAAATACAAAGGGTCACAAGAAACCAATCCGTTGGGCGCATATTCCAGAGTGGTCAAGCGATGAGGCTCCAACAAAGCCGGGCGTGTACCACGTATTCAAAGACGGCGTTCGCGTTGAAAAGATGTGGATTCCAGATCAAGGCGAATACGTTGCGCGTTATTTTGGGTGGTTCGTTGGAGAGAAGAGGCCGTGGTTCGATTTTTCCGCACATACTTTTAAGAAGGTTGATGATACACAATGAAAACACTAACCAAACTCCAGCTTATCGAGCTGCTAAAAACAAAACAGGCAACCGCATTCTTAAAAGATGAATCATGCGTCGACGTTCCAAGTGATGTGGCACTGAACTGGTTTGACCAGATAATTCAAACGGGCGAAACAAGCTACATGGCTGAAACAAAATCATACATCTGGATCGCCGCAGACATGAGCGATTTCGGAGAACAAGACATTTGGAAAATTGGAGGACCGCAATGAACCCAGAACTCCAATCACTCACAGAAGAAAATACCCGTCTCCGCGCAGCATTGGCGAATTCACCCGGCGCGTGCCGCTACTGCCAGCTTCCAAAGGACGAGTGGTCCAAGTGCAAGAGCGGTTTTCCTGGATGTGCTAGAGCTGACGACGCAATTGGCTGTCCGGAATTTGGAGCGCAAATGGAATACGGTCACTTGCGGGACTTGTGCTGCAAGCTGATTAGGACGTGGAGAAGTCGAGATGCTGAAAACTGGATGGTTACAACCGACATCGAAGCCATCGCAGAAGCCGTCAGATACAACTCAGAGCGCGATTAAAACTTGCCAACCAAATGAAACAATTCAACGCATCAGAATTCATCAGCAACGAGGAGACGCCTGTGGTTGGTCGCGATGGAGAGCCGGTAGAGATCATCAGCGTAAAAGGTAGAGGAAAATATCCGGTCGTTGGATATGCTGGATCAAATAAGACTCCACAATCTTGGCAGGACAATGGACGGTCTGGTATTTTAGCGGAGAGTCCTCCTGATAGATGGGACCTCTTCTTCGCTCCAAAGGTAGAGGTGGTGCATGTGTACCACTTCCGAGACGATCCTGCGGGCCGGTTCACTTTGGTGAGTGGCGCAAAGATAAAGAGTGGCGCTCAAATGAACGCGAACTACACCTACATTGGAACAATTACAGGCCCCATTGTTCCCCCAGAAAAAAGCGAGGTGGCAAAGTGAAACCTCCATTCCGCATCCTGTCCACAATCAAAGAGTTCGCCATTGGAGCGGTCATTGCTCTGTACATTTGCGAAAAGGGAACTCGTGAATAACAGCACCATAACCCAAACACCCGTCAACATCGGACCAGTTCCGCGCATCATCCGTTTTGACGAGTCTTTAGGACTCGTGTCGCTACTGGTTGCTCTTGGAATCTTGGCGTTGGTTAAGCGGATAAACGCGAAAGGAATGCGATGAAAGACCTGTTTTTGGAAATTGGTGGAACCTCATGCGTTGTCACTGTATCCGACGCGCATGGAGAAGCTATCGTAAACGGTCGCAAATGGCGCTGGGACCATCACAACTATTGCGGGCCTGCATGGATCAACAGGGATGGAACGGATCGCAAAAGGCAACCTGGAGAAAAGCATCCCGTCTGGAAGGCATACTACAGGTGGCTTAAGCGTCGTGAGAAGGCTACCAAATGAGTGCTTACAAAATCGTTAAAATATGGGAACACGAGGTAGTTCACATCACCGACGTAAGAGCGTTAGAGAGGAAGTTGGAAGACTGGAAACGCTGCTCCGAGATGCTTTACGAGTCGCTGAATCCACCTCAAGGACCAAGTGGTGATACGATTATAGACCAGCTTCGCGATGCTGAAGAGTTGTTCCGAAAGCTCAAGGAGGCCGAGCAACCTGTAGTTCCAACCACAAACTAAACTTGACTCGAAAGTTTGAGCGGGTAACGTCGCTTTGAGAATGAAAACGCCAAAAGCAACACGCCGAAAGAAAGTCACAATTGAGCTGATCGTGCCGATGCACATTTTCTACGATTGCGAAGGTGATAGCGAGGCGTTGTTTCGAGAGGCCGTTGGCACGGCTATTCGTGAAGTCCCAATTGATCTTGGGTCTTATGGTGGCGAAGGAAACAGCTACAAAATCATTCGCGGAGAGGCGAGGTTGAACGAATGAAACCTTGCCCATTTTGCGGATCGCACAACATCAACCAAGCTGATGTGATTGGATTCCCAGTCTCAGCATGGTGCGATGATTGCCATGCTTGCGGACCTGCAAAGCTCACAGCAAAGGAAGCTGACGAGGCTTGGAACAAACGGAGCGAACAGGAGGCGAAATGACCACGCAATACCTCAACAATAACGACATGTTCAATCAAATTGAACAACTGTCTAATCCGATTACACGCGGCGGAACAGATCGCGGATATAAATCGTGCAAGTGTTCGCGTTGTGGAAAGGTGGAAATTTGCACTCCGACTCGCGATTTCTACACGACCGATTCTGAAACTGGACCTTTGGTTTGCGAGCCGTGTTTGCTGTGGAAACGGTACTCAAAATGAAAATCCGCAAATGCACAGGAGATCCACTTGGCGAGCATGAATTCGCGATAATGAATTTGCTCTGCGCTGGCCACCGGATAAAGTCAGTCGCGACACAGCTTGGTAAAACAGAGCAGTCCATTCACTACTTAATCCGAGTCATCATGGAAAAGTTGGAGGCGAAGACGCTTTGCCAGGCTGCTCACAAATTCTCAACGAGGTATTGCAAATGAAAATCAACGGCACAACCCTTCATAAATGTCGATGCGGAGGCAACCCGTCAGTTGGCATCTTTCACAATCTAGTATTCATCGCCTGCGACGACGGCGTTTTCAGCCCGTGTGCATCAAGAACAAGCGATTACAAACCCAAGAACGGCATCATCGACACGTCCAGCAAACAGTTTATGGCCATCGTTGATGAGTGGAACTCGAAATTTGCCAAGAAGTAAAACTTGCTCTTGGAGGTAAGCGCGGTAGCCTCAATGAAATGAAATCGAAACTCAGAAGCGGACTAATCACAGCAAACGACCATGCCGCATTTCAGCGCGCAGAAGATCAGCACAAGTGGCTGAATCTTTGGGTATCAAAACACATGGATCCAATTCAAGACGAGTCGCATCCATTGAACAGGTTGCCGCTGGAGGTTGCTTGGAACAATCCAAGACGAGTCGAGGCGCGTGCGCTTTGTCGTCGATGAACACTTTATCAACAGCGGAAGAACGCGACCGGGTGGTTTACGATTTACACCTACAGGTCTGGAAATTCCCAATCGCAAAGCTGGTGAGCATAACATCGCTTAATTGCGACCGCTGTTGAGTTTTTTATGAGCTGCAAACACGAGCCCGATTCGCCAATCGCTGCATTCTGCTTCACTTGTAAGCACTGCGGATTCGACATCGAATCAATTAGCTGTTTCTGGTGTGACGGAATGGGAGACTTCATAAACACGGATGGCTCTGGAAACGCAAACTTTGAGAAATGCAAAAGCTGCAACGGAACCGGAGTTGAATCCTGGAAATTGATGGAGGTTGGAATATGAGCGATACACCCAGGACGGACGCGGAATACGCACGTTTGCATTCCATTTATTTGGATTGGGCATCACGCAAGGAGATGTGTTGCGCCTTTGAAAATGACATGCAGTTAGCCCGCCAACTCGAACGAGAGCTAAATGCAACAAAAGAAGCCTTTGACGAAGCCAACTTTGAGATCCAGTCGCTCAAAGAAACCATCCGCGACCAAGAAGACCACATCCGCGAGTTGCAATCCATGCGCCGGTACACGCCTGGATACACAGCGGAACCTTGACATGTCTCCGCTTGTTGCTACAAGTAACTAGATAGCGTAGCTCAGTTGGTAGAGCCTTGGGTCGCTGGTTCGAGTCCAGCCGCTATCTGCACTTTTCGAGTCGTAGTGTAAAGAATATCGACGGATAAAGCACGCTGGCGGTGAGCGCCAGTAGTCCGGTAACTTGCTGAGATAGGCAGGAGGCGGCTGTAGGCTTCCAACTGAAACAACCGTGAAATCCTCAGACTCATACCGGCGACTCGTCCAATTTTGATGTCGGGGCGTATGGGATAACGCAAGCCGTTGCAACGGTCGGCCTGCTCCAGCATGTTGGAAGGGCCTTGCAAGTTCAAATCTTGCCGACATCATTACTTTTATCGCCAACTAAGCTCAAACGGATAAGAGCGCCGTGGTAGCTCTCGGGGGTTGCTGGTTCAAATCCAGCGTTGGCGTCCAGTATTTTTGGTGACACTCTTCGCAATGAAGAAGTTCTGCCAAACCTGCGGAGATTCATTCACGGCTTTTCACGACTGGATCGCAATATGCGAACCGTGCGCCAACGAATTGGTTGCCAAACAAGGTCACTTCGACGACGCTCCAGAAGATGAAACGACCGAAGATTGAAACCGCCTACGGGCTCTTGCTCCACCTTCCCGAAGTTCGACACATTGGTCACTTGTGTCGCGTTGTGAAAGGCAAGCTCAAGAAGGTGAAGCCTGTTTACCTGGAAGAAGAGCTTGGCGTGTATGACCAGTACACGGCGGGGAGTTAAAGAAGTGTCCCGTGTAGCGTCTTTCTGGCAGAATTAAGCACGTCCAGACCAATGCTTGGATGCACGCAATTGCGTAAAATCTGAGCGGGGCAATGGTTTGATCCGTAGTAAATGTTCTCCTCGTACTCGATTCCGAGCCATTGTTGCATGGCCTTTTTTCCAGCAAGGTTGCATTTGGAAATGAACCCGCCAGGCCGCTTTACATCACGCGCATGAATTGGGAAGTTGGACCAAAACATGTGCCTTCCGACACGCTGGGCTGGAATGAGAACGCCGTAATAGGGCTCAACATTTTCAACAACCCACAGCCCTTTGAAGTAGTTCTTCAAGAAAATCACCTCTTGGTACAGCGACATGTCTGGGTATCGCTTTAGGCTGTGCCTGGTTGCTTTGGCCATTCTTGAGTGCGTCTGACAGGGTGGGCTTGACCAGATGAAGTCAAACTTGTCGAAGTGCTCCAGTAGGTACTGGTGGGCATCACCAACGATTAACTTGTCAAGCGGGTGCAATCTGGCGTAAACGGATGCTATTTTCTCATCCATTTCAACAGATGTTACGTCACATAGATCATTTGGCCAAAGCTTCCTGTTTCCACCAAGCCCAGCGTACAGATTGAGAATCTTCCATTTTTTCATACATCACGCACAACACCGCTACACTCGCATCCGATTAGGATTTTCATTGCTTCAATCTCCTCCCCGCCCGTTCCCGCCTAAACTTCCTCCGCTTTGCCGGTGTCGATACCCACTCAGGTTTAACATACACCAGGTTGCGCGGATTGCCGTCGCCAAGGAGTTTTTCAATCGTTACGTCAGCAGGGCCAACCTTGTTGATAAGATTGTTTCCACGGGCAAGCTCGCGCTTTTGGATGCGTCTTGCTCGGTTGTAGCGGTTTAGGAAGAGTTTCATACCTTATTCAACTCCGTTCCAATGATCCAAAGCGACTTGCGTTCCCCATTCATCCAGAACGCCACGCAGTATTCGTTGCGGATCGAGGTGGGATCGTATTTGCCATTGCCCATCACGCGAGCACCTTCGATAAGAGCCGTCGTTTTTATGGCTGGAATCTCGACGGTTTCGCCGAGTGCGAATACGAAGTCGATGGTCATGGTCGGATCTTGAGTTGTGAGTTTGGAATCTGTCGCTCGTCAAATTGAGCTGTAGTGTATTCGCAATCGACACGCTCTCGAATTTCGTCAAGCAACAATCCTGTTGATGCATTTCCTAACCACGGCTTTGATATAATGTCGTGAATCAACTCAGACAACCCATGCCGCAATCGAGTGCGCTCCTTGCCATTAATCAGCAGCTTCACGCACCATTCTTCAGCGAGCTTGTCAGAGAGTTTGGATGTGGTTGGTTTCATAGCTCACCCCGATTCTTTCTACGCTCCACGCTTACGGAATACAGCGCGTATTTACGCTTTGTTTTCCAAACGTTGTATCGGGCCAGAAGCGTGTTGTACCACTGGAAATTGCAAAGAAGCAGCATCCAAGACGGCATGGTTGCAATTTCGTACAGCAACGCTTGTTCGAGTGTGATTGGTTTGTGTTTCATTTTCAGAAGGGCGGACAAATGTCCCAGTCATGCTTGTTAAACCGCTTTCCGCAATCTGGGCACTTTTGGAAGTAACGCTTCACGTTGATGCTCCTGATGCGATTCTTCAGCAACCACAGTTTGCCGCCAAGATCAAATGACCCGCTTTCGTAATGCTCCTCGCCGTAATAGTTGTACGGGTCAAAAACATGCTCGCACCTAGAACAATGGAACGGTCCATTCCAAATATCCTTGTCGTCAAACTTGTGGCCCCAGATTTTACAGAGCGGGTTCATCGCTCAAACTCCACTTCTAGTCGCTTTACGCAATCCGCCATTGATTCACCGTCTTTGATGTCAATCGCAGATGCTATTGTTCCACCTTTCCAAGACCCAACCCCTTTGCCAGTCCCCTTGTCAAACTTGTAATCCATGTACGTGCTGGATCGCTGTATGAACGGAAGCCACCGCCAACCCCACACTCTCCGCTCGATATGGCAAGTGACTGTTCGGTTTTGGACATCACCATGTTTTGTGACATGCGTAAACGGAAACGATTTACTCACCGACTCGGCAGCCTTGTCGCACTCGTGAATGTCGGCCAACCAGCTACGCTTTTCACCAATGTTAAACAAACGCTGCCAGAAATTCCTATCGCGTCTTGTGTACACAACATTCCTGTTCTCGTCCAAAACTTGCATGTACTGATGGTCTGGTTGCCACGGCATATCTACTGACAGCCCCCTCATCCACCAAGGATCTTTGGAGTTCCATTCGTGCGCGTGTCCCCACGGCTTCAGATAAATAGCATTGTCATGGTAAGCCAATCGGAACTCTCGGTTTTTGGTAGGCGCTGCAAACACGCCATCAATAGTAACGTACACGGTCGCAACAAATGGGATTCCGATTTGAAAACAGAGAGCGTCCCCACCTTCTCCGCCGCCGACCTCAAAGTTGATGCTGAAGTTTCGCTTAAGACTGACAACCCATTCAACTCGGGCGCGTCGCGTGGATGCAGCGGCGTGCCACCAGTTATCGTATTGCGTTGTTCTCATTTCGCCTCCGGATATTCCAACGATTTCAGTATCTCCAAATAGTGGATCGCCTTGTCTAAGTCTTGCTTTCCACCCTTCTCACGGTGTCGGCAGATGTACTTGATGGCAGCTCCCTCAAGGTATGGTATGCGATTCCTGAAGCAGAACTCGATAGGTTGAATTGGCATGCTCTTGTAATGACTCCCGCCAACCTGAGTATCGAGTGGATTCGACATGCGTTGTTAGTAGCAACAAGTTTCACCATGTCAAGATTTGACACTGGGATTTTTTGTTGTTAGTTCAAACAAGTGAACACGTACTGGATCATCGCCGGAATCAAGAATGGCGCGTTTTGCACCGTCCCGGTTTGCGGTTTCGATACTCGGGATGAGCCTGGTTGAAGTTTACAGTCGGAAAATTGAACATGAAAATCACGATTAACAATTTGGCGCGCCGCAAGTTTGAAGAGTTCATGGATGAGCACGAGCTTAATGTCGCGGTGCATGAGCGGCAATACTACACATCCAAAGGCAATGCGCTCAAAGGGTATCATATCGAGCGGTACTACGCCGTCGCAGATCCACATTGCGAAATTAAAGATGGACCCATCTTGTCGTCTTGCTTTGGAAATGGAGAAACGCCAGAAACGGCTGTTGAAGATCTGAAGCAGAAAATGTCTCAAAAACTCCTCGTCACAAACGCTGGAAACGTTGACCGCAAGGAGTTTCGCAGCCCCATTCTCGAATGACATCCATCCACCAATGCTCTCCGCCAATTTGGGTCAATACACCCAAAGGCGAGGGCTTCACCCATTTCCTGTTCGACTACGACATCAACCACAACTCAGTCTGGGTTGTGGCGCTGTTCGACACTGGAGAAGTTATCCACGTTGATTCATCGGAGATCCGCGTCATGGGTAACGAAATGCTCAACATTCCACATCCGAAACCGATCAAGGAGAGGCAGTTATGATTACCGCCAAGTACACATTAACAATTCGAGGTCAGACGTTTGAGCTGACGAGTGAGGAAGCAGAGGCGTTACGCATACACGCTACGCATACGATTCAACCGATCCGGAATTGCTCAGCAAACCAAGAGCCCGTCCAGAACCAAAGCTTTGGTGGAACCACGCTTCTTAACCGAAGCGAGCCGACAATCACAAAGCAATACGGGATCGCTGACGCAACACATGCAGTTACTGGCGACACTGTTTTCGTCAAAGGCGTTGGCGATGTCAAGCTGACGCCAGATCAATTCCGTAAGTGTTTCGTTGATTATCAGCCTGAAAAGGAACTTATGAAGCCGCTACCCGATACACACCCCATTCCAAAATCCGCACTCCGATGAAAAAACCATCCGCAATCGAATCAATGACCCGCGTAGAAGTTGGGTCAATCACCGTCCGTGTTTGGCGTACAGAGCCCGAAGTGAAAGAGAAGTACGACAACGCCGACATTCAAACCGCAGTCCGCAACAACGCCAGGAGCCAGTTCAACAAGCTGGCCAAGGTTGTCTCTGAGCTGCCTCGCGTGAGCGCCTACGAGATCACGGACTCCAAAGGAAACGGAACAGTGGTCTACAACGACTGGCCTTAATAGGTCCGTAAAGCACGAAGGCCACCTTTTTACGGGTGGCCTTTTTTGTGTTAGGATACGTTATGAGCAAAACTGCTCCAGTTGAGCCGGTGAGTAAGAGGGCGATTTCAGGACTTTGCCGTCTTTTCGCTTAACCAGATAGCCAACAATCTCGCGCTTGTTGAAGTTACAAATAGCTTGGATGTCGTGTTGTGAGTGCGTAATTGCGTCAACCTCAGAGCGTTTCCACAACTTGCTCATGTTGCTGCGGTGAACTTCAGCAAACGCCGCCAGAAGCGTATGCGCGTCAATTCCAGCCGCAACAGCATCGCCAAACGTGACGTACAGCTTGTCGCAGACAGCATCCAGGTATGCTACTTTGTCTTTAGCGTCCCTGAGTTCTTGATTCTCCTCGTAAGTTAGTTCGTGCCGAAATTCACGCTTCTTGTTGCTGAGAAAAACAAACTCACTCGGACACTCCTGCCCAAAGGTTTGCATGAACTCCTTGACCATTTCGTACTCAGTTTTCATTCAGTTGATTCGTGATGATTTGCAGGTTAGTTGAAAGCATGCGGATTCGATCTTGAAGGCGGGCGACTTCTTGGTTGGCGCGAAGTGCAATGGCGCGAAATTCGGCTGGTGTAAATTCAACATCCCTTGGCTCGGTCAGCAGTTTATGGATTGTTGTGACGCAGTATTTAAGGTCACTCATGGTGGTAAATTCCATTCAGTCGATCTATGGCGTTTCTGGTTTGTTCAGTTGCAGCTTGAATGTTCATTTGCAAGTTCAACACGACACAGTTGGCGTTCTCCAAAATAAACAGCAAGTCTTCGCGAGTAATGTCGCTTCCAGGTTCAGTTGCGCGACGGATGATTTGGAAAACAGTGTCCGTGCAGTAATCGTGCTTAAGGGTGCCTTTGACTTTCATTTGACGCGGATGCAGAATTGCCAAGAGCTTGCGAACTTGGTCGGCTTCATGCGCTTGTTAGCGTTAACAACCAGCTTGCGAACCGTCTCCCGTGAGATTTCATTGGGCCAGATAAACGTGTCGCCAACAAGTAGATCACCCCACGGGTACACATGGAGTTTACCTACGCGCTGAACCGGATGGATGTGAGTCCTGATTTTCATTGCCGCGTTTGTAGTTGGAACAAAAGTGGAAGTCAATGGTTGACGGGAGGAAAATTTGGGGTAGAGCTTCTACAGCTTCAATCGAAAGAACAAATGAACACCCAATTACTTGACAGACCAATCGCATTCCATCGCTGCTTCGTAACGCTGACCGGAAGCGTGAACGCAGCACTCATGCTTTCTCAGGCTGTGTACTGGCAGCGAAAAAACGAGGATGGCCAATGGTGGTTTCAGACGCAAGATAAGTGGGAATCTGAAACCGGATTAAGCAGGCGGGAACAGGAAACTGCCAGGCGGTCGCTTTGCCAATTTACGTTTTGGAAAGAAGAGGTTCGAGGGCTCCCCGGAAAGCTTCATTTTCGAGTGGATCTTGAGCTTTTGCTGTCAGCTTTGAACCCAAGCCACAGTATGGCGGAATGCGCCATACTAGAAAGTCGGAATGCGCCAAGCAGTGATGGCGGAATGCGCCATACTACAGTAAGTAAAGAGACTAACGAAGAGACTTATCTATCCCCGCCTTCGGCTGAGAGAAAAAACAAACCGTCAGAAGATCCAAACAGCAAGGAGTCATTGGCGTTAGCTCTCTACAAGAGCTACCCGAGAAAAGTTGGGAAGAACAACGCGCTAAAGGCGATCTTAAAAGCCATGAAAGACCACTCGTTCGATTACTTGCTCGAAAGGGTGTCGCGATATGCCGCATGCGTTCGTGAATGGCCAGAGGATCAGTTGGTGTTTGTTCCTCACCCAGCTTCATGGTTCAATGCTGGTCGTTATGACGATGACGAATCCACATGGATTAAGAGGGCCGCTCCCGAATCGTTTCACCAGTTGACCCAAAAAGCGTTCGCGTTACGAACAGCCATCCAAGAACACGTCGCCAACCGGGAATACATCGGAGCCAGCGACAATCCCACCAAAGAGCAGCTTGACGACCTTCGCGAGCTTCGCAAGCGACTTTCTGAAGTTGAATCGAAAATGGCTTCCACGCGCAAATGAGCGACCCATTTGAACTCCTATCCGAAACGCCTCCAGTTCTGGAATCAGCACCAGAGCTGAAGGATTTGCCAACCTACTCGGCTGAATCTGAGCAGGGAATCCTTGGATGCATGCTGCTGGACGCGAAAGAATGCGCTGACGAAATCATGCAGACCGGGATTGGAATCAACCATTTCCACGACCAAAGGCATCGGGCGATCTTCCTGGCCATCCTCGACTGCTACACATCTGGAAGCGCAATCGACGTGATTACCGTAGCGGCATCGCTTCACAAGTCGTCCTCAATGGATGTTGCTGGCGGCATCGTGTACCTGTCCAGTCTGTCAGGAATCGTTCCAAGCGCGGCAAACTTCACCAGCTACCTAACAGTCCTCCGCGAAAAGTGGATTGCGCGTCGAGTCATCGAATGCTGCGAGAAAACGGTTCGAGAACTGAAGGCTGGTGAGAAGCCCGCAAACGAAACCGTCGCCCACCTCGAAAAAGAGATCATGGGAATCGGCTCTGATTGCGTCACACGCGCCTTGCTGGACATGAAAGGAATCGCCAAGGAGGTCGCAAACCGAATGGACATGCGCTTCCAGGGGCGTCGTGTTGGCATAAAAACAGGCTTCCACGACATCGACACAGCCACGGACGGTCTGGATGCCCAACAGCTCTGGATAATCGCAGGAAGGCCCTCTTGCGGCAAAACGGCGCTATCCGTGAACATTGGGGAGAACATCGCCAGAGCGTGGATCGAGCAGAAGGTGGACAAGTCGGTGGTCATCTTCTCGTTGGAGATGAGCGAGATTGCCATTGGTGAACGAATGGTTGCTGGTGCCAGCGAGGTGAACTTGCGAACTATTGGGCCGGGAATGACCGAGGGTGAGATGAAGAAACTGTTCAAGGCCGTCACGGGCCTGTCCGCCCTGAACAAGCACATGATTATCGACCCAACATCCAGCATGTCGATGGCTGCAATGATGGCGAAGGCTCGGCACTACTACCGAAGGAACAATGCTGGACTGTTCATCGTGGACTACCTCCAATTGATCCAAGGTGACAATCGTGGGCAGAGACGCGAGGAAGTCGATGGGATTAGTAGAGATTTGAAAAGGTTGGCGAAAGAGTTGAACGTCCCCGTGATTGCGCTCTCCCAGTTGAATCGCGAGGTTGAGAAGGAAGCGAAACGAAAGCCTCGGATGTCGGACCTTCGCGAGTCTGGCCAGATCGAACAGGACGCCGACTTCATTGGCATCCTTTACAATCCGAACCAAAACCAGGATGAGCTTAGGCCGTCAGACAACAGGCAGATCAACTTGCGGGTTTGCAAGCAACGTGGCGGCGGAAAGGAAATGGACATCCCGCTGATGTTCATGCCGGTCTACACCAAGTTTGCGAACCTTTCACGGGAGATCGAAGAGTGATCGTTAAACACTAGCTATTGACACGAACGCAATCTCCAGTTACACAAAGCCCATGTTGGAAAAACAACGAACTGAGCGAGCTAGAAAAGCGGGAAGCGTGAAGTCTGAAAAGAAGACGGCGCAAGCTCGACTCAATCTCGCAAAAGCCCGCGAAGCCATGCGTAAGTACATGGAAGCTGGCAAGACGCAATTTCGCACCACTGAGTCCACCAAAGCAGAGGCATAGAGTCGGAAGATGATTCCGAACGGGGTTTGTTCTGTTTCCCTCATTTGAACACTCTGCGATGACTATTACGGCTCCAGCTTGCACGTTTGATGGGTTTGGGAAGATGGCGACAGCGTGTTTCTCTGATTTCAGGAGAACAGGAGAAGATGTAAGGTTTCTTCCGCTTGTAAAAAACGAAACGCTTCGTTCAAAAACGCTTCTTTTTCCGCAGATCATAAAGGACTCGTTTACTGAAAAACCGATTGGGCCAGAAGTGGTTTTTGCTCCGATTGACTGGATGCACATTCCGTCGCCAAATTCTGTGCTTGTAACAACGGTTGACAATGCGAATTTAAACCTCGCAGCAGTGGACATTCTAAAGATGTACAAAGCTGTGATTGTCTTTAACAAGTTTTCCGAGGAGGCGATTCGATTCTGGGGAGTGAGCGCGATCAGCACACTTCTAGATCCTCTAGGAACGCAGGAGATTTGGAGTGAAGATTCGTCGCTAAAAGAGGATTTGTTTACGTTTGGCGTTGTAGACTGGACTCCGTTCTCGATTTGCAAAGGCCATATCGACACGGTTCTTGAGGCTTTTGAGTGGGCGTTCAGTGGTATGCGCGGAATGCGGATTAGAATACTTACACATCCAGATTCGCACAAATCAAAGCATCATGATGAGCGCATAGAGTTCACGCATTCAAGCACCCAAAACTGGCAATTGATGGAATGGTTTCAGTCGCTCGATTGCTTTGTTTCAACCCATGAATTTCAAGGGATTGATCTCACTATGGATTGTGCCGTCAAGTGCGGGGCTGTTCCAATGGGCAACCAATTTGCGCTTCGGGAGCGCGTTTGGGACCAAATTGGGTATCCAGTGTTTGCAAAGTTTACAGGGGGGAAGTTTGTGTTAGATAAGCACGAGGTGGCCGACGCCATGCGATTTGCGTATTACGATAAGTGCGAGTTTTCGCAAAGAAAAGAGCGTTGCAGAAACGCAGTTTACCCGCCTGTCAACTGGGGTAAATTTCTCAAGTCGCTAGGAGTTATCTGAGATGAAATCTTTTGCATCATCTGGCGACGCTGGAGACATTATCTATTCGCTTCCAGTTGTGCGCTATCATGGCCCTGGAATTTTTTACCTGCGCGGAGAGAAGTTTACGCGGGTTCATTCCACACCGAAACGCATACCGCTTTTTGAGCGGCTGTTGGAGGCGCAGCCGTACATCCACGATTTCAGGTTCAACTACGGCGAAGATGTAACATTTAGCTTGGACCAGTTCAGGACGCGATTCCGAAACCATTATTGCGAGACGATAACGCAGATGCACTGCCGGGAGTTCAACGTTCCGGAATCGGAGCTGATGAAGCCTTGGATTGACGTTGATAAACGTTACGGCGCTGACGTAATAATCAATTTGACAGAGCGATACAGGACTCGTGAATTTCCTTGGGGAGACGTGTACGAAAAGTACAAAAACGCGGCTGCATTTATTGGGACCGTTTCGGAACACCAGCAATTTGAGACGCATTACGGAAAGATTGACCGCCTTCCAACTGACGACTTGTACGACATAGCAGCCTTTATCAAGGGGTCCAAGTTGTTCATTGGCAACCAGAGTTGTCCGTTGGCTATTGCTCATGCCATGCACCACCCGACTGTTTGCGAAATGAGCAGGGCGTCGTGCAACGGTATGGAGCGTTCAATCAATTGCCACTACTCTTTTGGAAAAACCATTTACCTTCCCAACTTATGAGTTCTGAAACGGCCTACTCAAGACACCTGGTAATGCCATACGTTCACGGGAACGTATTGGACATTGGATCTGGGGGCGATCCGATTGTTGATTACGCTGTCCAGATAGATCTTCCTGAGCATTTGTTTTGCCAGTATGGGCATGCGTTTAAGCCTCGGATTCAACCCCAATTGAGAGGGGTTGATTTCCACAAAAATCTCCCATTCAAAGATGGTGTTTTTGACACGGTTTTCTCGTCCCATTTACTGGAGGATTACAACGAGTGGGAGCAATTGCTATCGGAATGGCTTCGCGTCGTCCGGATTGGAGGTCGATTGATTATCATGGTTCCGGATAAGGTTCTGTTCAACAAGGCTGTTGCCGGTGGTCAAAGTGGGAATGGAAACCACAAGCATGAATTTTACGTGGGCGAGCTTTCCGAATGGGCGCAAAGAAGCGGTAAAGTATCGGTTGAGCGTGATTCATTAACAGGAGTTCGCGGCCCTGGAGATTACAACATCTTGTTTGTAGCTGTAAAACTGTGAAACTCAACATTGTTAGCTGCGACCGAAACAGTTCTGCAAAACTGTTTTCGACCGCCACCGGATTTGACGAAGTTCATGTTTTTCACGACGGAACAAGTGCGCCTTCAAACGACAAGATCACATCGACTACATGCACTTCAAGCCTTAGTGGGATTGGCGACAACAATCATGCCATATCGCCCCCGAGATGGAGGGCTACGCGGTCGTTCATGGAATCCATTTCCATGCACCCAGGATCGGTAACGGTTGAAGAGGACACTTACTTTTGTCGAAACGTGGTTGAAAAGCTGGAAAAGTGTATCAAATCAATACCATTCCAGACGTACATTTTGTCGCTTTACAGCCCAAATACATTAGCTGATAAGCCGGTTGATTCCGTCAACCCGAAATGCTGGTACGGATCTCAAGGAATTTTTGTTCCAAAGAAGGTTGCGCCCAGTCTGTGTTGGTGGTTTGGTAAAAAGTTAGTTAGCAAACACCCGATAGACTACTCGACCGATGCGTGCATTGCGGAGTTTTGCATTCAGATGGGCGTGCCTCTGTTTGTTTGCAATCCAAATCTGATTCAACATCTAGCCGTCGATGGGGTGTGTTCGGCGTGGGCAAACGGAAAGCAGCATCAAAGCCCAACTTTTTTGCGCTGAAACTTGACTCCGCTACTTGTTGGCGCTACAAACAAGCCAATGAGTAACTTCCAAACAGAAGCGCAGAACTTCATCTGCTGGAACAAGCATAGGGTCAAGCCGTCCACGAGTCGGTGCGAGATGTCGATCATTTCGCGCATTCTCGACTTTGGCGACTTTGCGGAAAAGGACATTGCGTGCATCAAGCCTCTGGACGTTGAGAACTACCAGAACAAGCGCACGGGAATGGGCATTGCCGCGTCCACAATAAACGGAGAAGTGGCAATCATGTCCAAGGTGTTCATCTACGCCATCAAGCGTGAGGCGTGCAAGGTGAACCCGTGTGATGCCGTGAGCAAGCTGAAGGTGAAGAAACCGGAGCGGAGGTTTTTGACGGCGGATGAGATTGATAGGCTGTGCGAGTTCTCAACGACGCAATCGTTCAAGCAATACCTGCGCTTTCTGCAATACACTGGGGCGCGTGAAAAGGAGGCAATACGGGTTCGGTGGACCGACGTTGACTTCAAGAATCGCCGCGTTTGCATTGGCGCGGATGGAGAATCCAAGAATGGCAAGTCTCGCTGGGTTGATTTCTCTGAATCGCTGCGGGTGCTGTTGGAACAAATGGGTTGCCGATGCAGCATGGGTTTGCTGTTTGGAGATGAAACATCGTTCCGAACGCACCTGAACTTTGCTCGCTCGCGCTCCAACTTGAACTGGGTCGGCTTCCACGATTTCCGCCGCCACTTCGTTAGCCAATGCGTCATGGCTGGAATTGACTTCGCCACGATTGCGCGCTGGGCCGGACATAGTGACGGGGGCGCATTGCTCGCCAAGAAGTACGCTTTCCTCGCAAACGATCATGCCGCCAAGCAAGCCGCAAAGCTCAAGTTCTAAATGAAACTCATCCTTCTACCCATCTTCGCATTGGCTTCGGCTAATGCAACACCCCCATCCGACATGGTTCAGCACGCGCCTTTCAAGGTGATTTGCTCCACCCTTCAGGCATCCCCTGCCGCAAAGCGTGTTTCCATGTCGGATCTCCTTTCCGCCCTGTCCAAAATCGAGAGTAACGATAACGACAAGGCTGTTGGTCATGACGGTGAAGTAAGTCGCTACCAAATAATGCCGGTCGTTTGGAATCAGTACGGAGCCGGTTTGAACCCAAGGAATCCGAAGCAATCCAGGTTGGTGGCTGAACGCATCCTTTCGACTCGAATGCAGAATTTCGAGAAAAAGATTGGACGCAGGCCGAACTTGGTGGAAACTTACGGGCTCTGGAACAAGCCGACGCACGCCATGAATGGCAGATTGCGCGGAACAACTCTACAGCGGTGCAAGAAATTCGCGGATTTGGTGAACAAGTAAAACCTATGGAAACAACAGAACAACTTGAGATTGTCCAATCGGACGCCCTCTCAACAATCACACGCGCAGAAACCGACGTTGCCATTGCAACCGCTCGCAAGTTCCCGCGCATTCTAGCAACGGTAAAGGCGAAGATGATCGAGTTTGCGACGCTTGATGAGGAAACCGCGTCATCGTGCTTTTACACACTCCCTCGCGGCGGCAAGTCGATTCAGGGGCCAAGTGTCCGGTTGGCTGAAATTGCGCTTAGTTCGTACCAAAACATCAAGGCTGGAGCCCGCGTTTTGTCCGTGGATTCAACCAGCGAAAACCCGCACGTAATTGTTCAAGCCGTTTGCCAAGACATCCAGAACAACGTGTCCATCTCCATCGAAAAGCGTCGTCGCATTACAACAAAGAAGAATCAGGATGGATCTCGCAAGCCGGTGTCCGACGACGACATTCAACTGGCCGCAAACGCTGGTTCGGCAATCGCCTTTCGAGATGCCGTGTTCAAGGTGATTCCCGGCGCACTCATCAAGCCCGTGTACGAGCAGGCAAAGCGAGTTGCTGTCGGAGAAGTGAAGAGCATTGTCGAACGGCGCGGAAAGGTTATTGACCGGCTGAAGCAAATGGGCGCAACTGAAGATCGAATCTTGGCCGCTGTGTCATGTAAGAAATCGGACGATGTTGGGTTGGAGCAGCTTGAAATTCTTGTCGGACTTGGAACCGCAATCAAGGATGGTGAAGTGACTTTGGAAGAGGCGTTTCCAATTATCAAGGACGGCCCGGTTCGCGGCACGGCTTCTGAGGTTAAGCTTCCGCAACAGCGAACAGAACCAAAACCAGATCCAAAACCCGAGGCGGACCATAGCGGCACCGCCAATGATCCTGAGTCTTCGCCAGCGTCGGAACCAACACCCCAAGTCAAGCTTGGCAAATTCCTGTTCGATGCTGGCGTCACTTTTGACCAGCTCAAGGCGTGGGCCATCACAACGCGAACGCTGAAGCTGAGCGCCGAACTCTGGAACAACTGCGGAGACGTGTCAGACCTGCACGCCGGAAACATCATTGAGAAGCTTGATGTTTCTGATCCGAACGCGCTGAAGATTAAGAAGAGTGGGGGTGCTCAATGAAAACCGCTGAAACCCTGAACGACAAGCTATTCGCAAAAGCGGACTTTGAGCTTAGTGAAAAGCTTGAAGCCTTGTTCAAGCCAATCTCGGACTTTGCATACAACGGTTTGCATTCCGGAAAGATGGACCACGCGCAGCCAGACGCGCTGTCTGGTGATGGGTATTTCAAAGTATTAAGCGAAGTCTGGCCTCCGCACATAGTTAAAGAGGCTAAAAAAGCTTTGTTTGAAGGCATGAAAAGGAACTATCGAGAAGAGTACGTCGCAAACTTCATCGCAAAAGTGAACGCTCTTGGTGAACAAATCGAGAGCTTGCAACAGGAGATTCAACAATGAGCGCAAACGACGGAGGGCCAGCGTTTCCTCAACATGGATGGACCTCTAATCCTGAAGTATTGGCGAGAATGAATGAGCAATTCGGGATGACGCTTCGCGACTGGTTTGCAGGACAGGCTTTAGTTGCGCTGCCTCACATTGGCTGCGGGTGCGATCTGAACACTGAAGAGGCTGCTTTGGCGGCCTACCAGTTTGCAGACGCCATGCTGAAAGCGAGGGGACAATGACCCCCGGCATTTACTTCAACCTTCCCGACAAGGAGTACCGCGCAATCAAAGCGTATTCCTACTCTCAAGTGAAGCGCATGTTGCCAACGGCCAAGGATTACAAGTGGTCCACTGAGAATCCGACGCCACCTTCCGATGACATGAACATTGGGACACTCATCAACCGCATGTCTCTTGAGCCGTTGCGTGACCCGCTGGAGGGGTTTGCTGTAAAGCCTGAACCAAGGGCTCCAAAAGGCTGGGCAGAGCAACAGGAGGCGGCAGGCTTAACAGTCATCAGTGAAGCCAACCTGAAGAATGCAACGCTCGCAGCGCAGGCGCTCATTGAAGACCCAATCGCAGGCCCAATGCTGACCGGCGAAGGCAATTCCGAAGTCACACTTGTTGGCGAGCTGTTCCACTGCCCAGTCAAGGCTAGGATCGACCGTGTTCCAGTTGGCGTTGATTACCTCATCGACCTGAAAAAGACGCGGGATAACACGCCTGGACGCTGGGAAGACGGAAAGAACGAGCCGTATTGGCTTCAGTCTCCATTCGCAAAGCAAGCTCGCGAACTAAACTACAATATGCAGGCTGGTGTGTACCTTGCCTTGTGGAACCAAATCGTGACGGACAACCCGCGCTATCGCTGGATGAATGTCACCGTTGAATCGACTGGCCCATACCACGTTCGCGTGTTCGAGATGGAAAAACCTTCGATAAAAATTGGACTCGAATTGTTTGGTCAACTACTGACAAAACTTGTCGAGTGCGAAAAAACCGGAGTCTGGCCCGGTTACAAGCCGGAAGTTGAAGTGATCGGAATTACCAAGTACTAACATGATTGTTCTCAAAATTGACGTGACGAAGATTTCCAAAGAGGATCTTTTCGTCGGGAAAAAAGGCGGCAAGTTTCTCGACGCCGCGCTTCACGATAAACCAAATGACTTTGGCGACGACGGGTTCATTACGCAATCCGTCAGCAAGGAGAAGCGTGATAAGGGAGAAAAAGGCCCTATCATTGGAAATTGGCGACATGTGGGAGCAAAACAAAAGCAGGCGACGCCAAAACCCACTGCTGCACAAAAATCTGAAAAACCAGCGGATGATGACGATCAAAGCGTTCCGTTTTGATCACAGCAACAACTAACACCAACACAAAATGAACGAACAACGAGTGCGCGACCTTATCGAGGCGCTTCAAAAGCTTGACGGAGACACGCGAATTGCAAGCCCTGTTGAATTCAAGTTGGATAACAAGCGAACGTCGCTTTTAACGATTCAAGAGTCGAAAGCAATTGCAGAGATCGAGTCCGCTGAATCTGAAATCAGCGACTTGAGGTCTGAAGTTGAACAGTTAAAGCGAGATTTGAGCAAGATTGAATCTGAAAACGACGAGCTGAAGGACGAAAACAAGGAAATGAAGTGCAAGTGGGACAGAATTTTTCACACCTTTTAACGCATCCGAAAATGACCACGTTTCCGTCATCTAGCCTGTACTCAGCTTTGCAATCGGTTATTGCGCCGACCAAGAAGCCGCAGTCTGGTTTGCATTCCTACGTCCGTCTTGCGACTGGCGACCACTCACTTGCGACCATTGCAGCGCAAAACGACCGGCTGTATTGCTCGAACGAAATCACGGGGGTTGTCGGTGACAATCTCGACGCCCTGATTCACGCGGATCTGTTGCAATGCTCCATAACAACAGCGTCTCCGGAGACATCCATTGAAATTCTAGATGGCCGAGCAAAGGTGACATCTGGTTCTCGAAAGTCGATTATTCCAGTGATGCCAATGACGCTGGAAAACTGGCAGTCGAGAGACGTTGCACCTCAATGCGACCGGATCATTTGCGACTCAAAGCTGCTTCTGGTCCCACTGTCCAGCGCGTCCAACACGGCTAACAGGTGCCTCATTGAAGACTTCCGATTCGTCGAGCTGACGGTTGGCGGTGGAAACTTAAATGTCGCGTCCACCAATCGTCGATCCCTGTCGGTGTTCAAGATTGGGAGCGTGTCGTCCACGCGAGATGGTCGCGTTGCAATTCCAGACGCCACCTGCGAAGAGGTTGTCCGGCATCTTGGCCATCACGACGGCGACATTACAATTAGCCTGCGCGACAAGGCTATCGGATTCCTGATTGGCGGGCTCTACATTGAGTCGCAGCAAATCGAGACGACCCGCAACATCCTGGAATCTTATCACAAAGTCACAGCGTCACAGGAAGGCCAACTCGTCACGGCAAAGCTCAACCGCGTCGAGTTCTTGCTGGCCCTGAAGTCGATCAAGAGCATGAGCACCAACAAAGAAACCTCTGCAATCGTGGACATCTGCGGAGGAATCGAAGTGCGTTCACGAAGCTCTGATGCTGAATCTGAGACTCGAATCGAATGCGAGACAAGCGGCACATGCGTTCTTCACGTCTCGTGTGACGACTTGCTTCCGCTGCTCGGAAAAGTCGAGGACGAATTTATCGAGCTTTCCCACTGGACCGGGAACAACTTCATCCTATTTTCTGTCGCAAACGGCTCGCTCATGTCATGCTTGATGCGGTGAGAGTAGATCAAGCGTGGCTTAACCAATACGAGGCAAGGCGAAATGCCAACAAGTCAAAACCATCCGAATCAACCGGAAGTGAATCCGAGCTGCACGCTCAGATCCTTGAGGAATGCAAACGAAGAGGATGGATTCCGCTTCATGGGTCAATGGCGCATAGGACATTTCGCACCGAAGGAGAGTTTGACTTCACGATACTTGCAGATGGCGGAAGAGTCCTGTTCGTCGAATGCAAGGTCGGCGGAAACAAGCTATCCGACGCACAACGCGACTTGCATCACTGGGCAAAAAAGCTAGGGCACAACCCTCACGTAGTATGGAATTTCCAGCAATTCATGGACATCATCAAATGACACCAGCTCAAGAATCACATCTTCGCGACATCAAATCATCGTTCGAGGCATCGGTTGACGCCAAGTACAGAAAAGGCCAAGCCGAGCACGGCGGAAACCTTTGGGATCGAAACACGCTTTCCGACATTAAGGACGAAGCGGTTGACCTGTTTACGTACATCTGCACGGCCATCGAGAAGTACAACAAGATTTGCCTTGTCGTTCACAATTGGCGCTCTGGTCACGTAAAGCCTGAAGACGCTTTGAAGCAACTCGAAGTCCTACTTGGATTCAAATGACAAACACCACACCAATTCCGCGTCCACCGCGTCGAACGCCAACGCTTACCAAGAAGCTTGACAAAAGCCTGCTCAACTCGCTTGAGGATCTTGGAACGCTCCCGAACAGAGCGGAGGTGATTCATTACTGCGCTCAAAACAATGCGTACCCTCCTGGCTGGCGAATCCTTCTGAGCCTGCCCGACTTCTTCATGAAAGAAACCGGAGGAGTCGGCGCATTGCCAGATCCGAGCCGGTGCAAACCCTACAACTCAAACTGGCGAAAGCTTCCCGATGACAAAATCGAAACTCTCCCCTGAGCGTTACAACGCAATCTGCGACCACGCCATTAATAATAGGCCGCTTGGAGCCAACAAGCACGAGTTGGAATCCATGGTTCGCGACTTGGCAAACGCCGTTCTTTACACGAACGCAATGTTTGGCAATGAGGCTCAAGGAGTCTTGCCAACCGTCTGGCTTACAAAAGAAGAGGCGCTGAACATCGCTGGCGTCATTAACAGCTTGCAGGCTGCGCTGGCCATTAACGCGCCGGACCACAAGTTCGACCATAAACTGGCCATCGACGCCATCAAACTTCTCATGCCAAAGAAGTTGACAGAAGAGGTTCCTGTAGCAAACTAAAGACGCCCAAGCTGTTCTTGAGGCGTATTCATGAGTCATAACGAGCCGGTTGCCTTAATTGGCGACCGGCTTTTTGCGTTGCACTGACATGCGTTCGGTGGGCTAATTGTGTCAGGATTAACGATAAAGTATGCCTACTAACGCTTGGGGATCATTTGGTTGGCAGGGGTTTACCCCGGCTAAAACGACCGCGCCGAACCCGTTTGAGACGATCACGAACGTGAAATCGCCGCAGGTTGACACGCGCCTTAATTCCCTGTTCTCCGGTTTTGATGCCCTGCGTGGATCTGGAGCGAGTGCGATTACCGACTACGCAAATGCTCTGCGAGCCAATACTCCTCAGTTGCAAGGCTTTGCGAATCAGGACATTTCCGCGCTGAACAACATCGCAATGGGCAGGACTGCCGAGGATCTTGCCGCCATGCGAAAGAGTCGAGCTGCCGCTATTGGGCAGTCCGCAGATCGCGCCCGAAGCCAGTTGGCTGGAACTCTTGCCAACAACCAGCTTGGTCAAGGAGGCGGCGGTCGC